CGCCCATCGCCTTAACATCTGGCTGGACGAAATTTACAAAGAGAAAGGCCCAGAAGCCGCATGGCGCTGCATGATTGATGTGCTTGAGTACCACGTGCCGAAGCTCGCCCGACAAGAGATCACCGGACAAAACAATGAACCGTTGAAGGTGCAAGTGTCGTGGATGGCAACCGAGTAATTTTACGCTACGCACCGCGTAAACCGTTCGTGGGCTTCCACGAGCGCACCCAACGCTGGGCGTGCCTCGTCGCTCACCGCCGCGCCGGCAAGACCGTAGCGGCTGTCAACGACATGATCCGCGCGGCCGTGACGTACCAGGGCGCTCGCGGACTCTTCGCCTACATCGCCCCGTACCGATCCCAAGCGAAAGCCGTCGCGTGGGCCTACTTCAAAGAGTTCGCGGCGCCGATTGCGACGGGCATCAACGAGGCCGAGCTCACGCTGACGCTGCTCAACGGCTCGCAGATACGCCTTTATGGCGCGGACAATAGCGATGCGATGCGCGGCCTCGGGTTCGCCGGCGTCTACATGGACGAGTTCGGCGACTTTCGCCCGAGCGTCTGGGGCAACGTCATCCGGCCGGCGCTCGCCGACAAACAAGGCTGGGCGGTGTTTGGCGGCACGCCTCGGGGCAAGAACCAATTCTGGGACATCTTCGAGACTGCCAAGCGCGCGACCGACGAATGGTTCCTGCTGCGCCTGCCCGCCAGCGAAAGCGGACTGCTGCCGCCGGAGGAACTTGCTGCGAGCCGTGCGCAGCTCCTCGAAGATCAGTACCTGCAAGAGTTCGAGTGCTCATTTGAGGCAGCCTTGGTCGGCGCATTCTACGGGCGCGAGCTGCGGGAGCTGACCGAGGCGGGGCGCGTCACGACCGTGGCGCACGATCCGGCGCTTCCGACCTACACCGCCTGGGACCTGGGGTTCCGTGACGACACCGCGATCTGGTTCTACCAGCTCGCGCGGAACGAGGTGCGCGTCATCGACCACTACGCCATCTCGGGCGCCGACATCCACACGATCGCCGAGGTCGTACGCAAGAAAGGCTACAAGTACGCGCGGCATTACTTGCCGCACGACGCTCGGGCGCGGAGCCTGCAGACGGGCCGCAGCATCGTCGAGCAGCTCGCGGCGCAGCTGGAGCTCGGCAAGCTTGCGGTGGTGGTGGACATCGGCGTGCAAAGCGGCATCCAGGCAGTGCGTCAGATGTTGCCCCGAGTATGGTTCGACGCAGAGCGCTGCCGCGACGGCATCGAGGCGCTGCGGCAATACCAGCGCGAGTATGACGAGGACAAGAAGGCCTACCGTCAGCAGCCGCGGCACGACTGGACGAGCCACTCGGCCGACGCCTTTCGCATGTTGGCAGTGAGCTTCCAAGAGCCGACCGATCCACCTGCGGCACCCGAAGCCAAGCCGCTGATGGTGGGCAAAGACAACACCGTCACGATGAATGAGATGTGGACGGTGCACGACAAATTTACAAACAGGAGAGCACGACTATGAGCGGTGTTAACAATCCCTACCGTTACTTTTACGAGACCGTGGCGGCAAGCCAGACTGCGCAGGTGCTCGGCACGAACGGCGCAGTGGGCGACTACCTGCACCGCATCATCGCAGTAGTGGCAACAGCGGCAACGAGCACGGTCTCAATCCTCGACGACACGACGTCGATTTCGCTGCTGCCGGCAACGACTGTCGCAGGCACGTACAGCCTCGAACTCAACCTCCGCAGCAAAGAGGGGCCGTGGAAGGTCACGACGGGCGCGGGCGTGTCAGTCATTGCCGTCGGCATTTTTAGCGCCTAATGGACGCGCAACCGCAGCTCGAGCGCTACCTCAAGATCGTTGCCGCTTACGACAACGAGTTTGCTAAGTGGCAGGCGCGCACGAAAAAGATCATTAAACGCTACCGCGACGACTCGCGCGGGCAGGGCGGCAATGAAGCCGCTCGGTTTAATATCCTCTGGAGTAACATTCAGACACTCAAGCCCGCCGTCTACGCCAAGCTCCCGAAGGCCGACATTACGCGCAGGTTTGGCGACAGCGACCAGGTCGGCCGCGTGGCCGGGCAGCTGCTAGAGCGCGCCATCGACTTTGAGATCGAGCACTACTCTGATTTTCGCAGCACGATGACGTACTGCGTTGAGGATCGGTTCTTGGGCGGCCGCGGCACTGCGTGGTGCCGGTACGAGCCGCATGTCTCGCCCATTGGCATTGAGGACGACGGCGTCAGCGTGACGAGCACCATCGAGCAGGGCGAGGGCGCACCCCCGCAGCTTGAACGCATTGAGTACGAGTGCGCGCCGGTCGACTACGTGCATTGGAAAGATTTTGGGCACAGCCAGGGCCGCACACGGGAAGAGGTCACCTGCGTCTGGCGCTGGGTGTATATGACCCGCGAGGCGCTTGCAGAGCGCTTTGGGGACGAGGCTGCGCGCAGGATACCCCTCGACCAAGGGCCAGAGCCGCTGAACGCCTACAACGAGGCTAAACGCGCCTACAACCGCGCCAAGATTTGCGAGCTCTGGGACAAAGAGACCGAGCGCGTCTACTGGTTCTGTAAGGGCTTGCCAAGCATCATCGACGAACGCGACGACCCGCTCGGGCTAGAGGGATTTTTTCCGTGTCCCAAGCCGCTTTACGCCACGACGACGAGCGACACGCTGGTGCCTGTGCCCGACTGTATCCTTTACCAAGACCAAGCGATGGAGCTCGACATTCTCTCCGACCGCATTGACGGCCTTGTCAAGGCGCTGCGGGTGCGGGGCGTCTACGACGCGAGCCAGCCGGCGTTGCAGCGATTAATGACCGAAGGTGACAACAACGCGCTGATCCCGGTCGACAAGTGGATGGCGTTTTCGGAAAAAGGCGGGCTGCGAGGCAGCATTGACCTCTTGCCGCTCGACACGCTGGCGTCGGCGCTCCTGCAGTGTTACCGCGCCCGCGAGGACATCAAGTCGCAAATCTACGAGATCACGGGCATCAGCGACATTGTGCGCGGTGCCACCTACGCCTCAGAGACCGCTACGGCGCAGCAGATTAAGAGCAACTACCAAGGCTTGCGCCTACGTTCGATGCAGGAGGAAGTCGCGCTCTTTGCCTCGGAGCTGATCCGACTCAAAGCGCAGGTAATGGCGCGGCATTACCGACCCGAGACGATCCTCGCTTACGCCGCCGCCGCCCAGATGACGCCCGTCGACCAGCAGCTCATCCCGCAGGCCGTCGAGCTCCTGCGTGACCGACCGCTCCGTAACTTCCGCGTCGACATCGCCGCCGATAGCCTGGTGATGCTCGACGAGAACCAGATGAAGCAGGATCGGATGCAGTTCCTGCAGGCATTCGGCGGCTTCCTGGCGCAGGCGCTGCCCGTCGGGCAGGCGTCACCGCAGATGGTGCCGCTGATGATGGAACTCTTGCGGTTCGGGCTGCAGGCCTTTAAGGCCGCACGCGGCATCGAGGGACAAATCGACGCAACGCTCCAGCAGCTGCAGCAGGCCGCGCAGGGCGGTAATTCCGCGCAGCAGACTGAGTTAGCCGGCAAGCAGGCCGAGCTCCAGCAGCAAGGCCAGATGGAGGCGAGCAAAATGCAAATGCAGCAGGCCATGAAGGCCGCGGAACTGCAGTACAACCTCCAAGTAGAACAGCTGCGCAACCAAGCGAAACTCGCGCTGGAGCAGCAGAAGCTCGACTTTGAGGGGCGCGTGAAGGCGGCAGAACTGCAGAGTCAGCAGGCCGCCGCTAAGTACAAGACCGACATCGACGCGCAGACTAAACTCATCATTGCCGGCATGGGCAAGACGCTGCCCGAGCCGCCCCTGCAGCAATGAAGCGCACCTACGTCTGGATCGACGGCGAACTCGTGGAGCGCAAGCGTGATGCGACAGGCGCGTTGCACTACGTGGTGCCGGACATCAAGCCGTATAAGAGCATGATCGACGGGTCGATGATCACCTCGCGCTCGAAGCACCGCGCGCACCTCGCCGAGCACAATTGCATCGAGATCGGCAACGAAGACCCGACCCAGCACGCGCGGCCGGCGCCCGTGCGCAACACGCGCCTCGAGCGCATCAAGCACCTCGTTAACACCCGCATGACTAACGCAGAGGCTGACCGCATCCTGCAAGCACTTAGGAGCCGCACATGACCGACGACAACACCCAGGTAGAACTCGACCGCCGCAGCGTATTGGAGCAGAGCTTCGACGCCGCCGACGCCGGGCAGCCGATCGAACCCGTCACCCGCGACGCAGACGGCAGGTTCACGCCCCGCACGCCGCCGGTTGACGCGCCCGCCGAACCCGAGCAGCCGCCGCCCGTGTGGAAGCGCCCGCCGGCGAGTTGGAAGCGCGACTACCACGAGGTGTGGAGCAAGGCCGACCCCAAGATGCAAGAGTACGCGTGGCAGCGCGAGGAGCAGATGCGCGCAGGCGTCGAGCCGCTGCTCTCCAAGGCGCAGTTCGCCGACGCGATGCAGGAGGCGATTAGCCCGTACCTCACAACAATACAAGGCCTTGGGCTGACCCCGGACAAAGCGGTGGCGGCGCTGATGAAGGCCGACGACACGCTGCGCAACAGCAACCCGCAGGAAAAACTGCAGTATTTTCTGCAGCTCGCTCAGTCCTACGGCATCAACCTCGGTGCGCAGGCGCAGGCGCAGCCGGCAGGTCAACCGCAACCGGGGCCGCAACAAACAGTTGACCCGATGATTGTACAGTTGCAAAATGAGCTTAATCGAGTCCGTGGCGAGGTCATGGGCTGGAAGCAGCAGCAGGAAATGGCCGAAAAC